TTTAATGGGGTATTTATTATAGTTAATGCCATAGTGTTATCCTTTTAGTTTATTCTCTATCTCCAACGCAATTGCTTCCCCAATTCTTTCTTCAGCTCTAAGGAACAATTCGTGGTTGATTATTTGTTGAGTTAAATCATAGGGTTCAATATATCTTGTCCCCTCGTCTAAATAAGTGTAATACTCTTGTGTTATTAATCTTATGGTAAAGTCATCATCTATTTCTACCTTAGCACTATCACGTAATAACCCCGTATCAACAAGATTATTCTCTTCAATAACTTCTTGATAGGCTTGAAGTATATCTCTCTCTATAAGGGTTAATAGTTCATTAAGACTTGCCATAATCTTTATTGTTCTTATTTATACTTTCTTTAATCTTATTCATCTTATCAATAAGTATCGCCAATTCGGCTTCTTTACATTTGGTTAGGGTATCGAATTGACAATTCCCCCTTGTTCCATATTTGTATTTTCCATTATCACATTTATAACAGGGCATAGTATTATGTTTTTAATTTAATGGGATGTCGCAATCCCTATCGTTTAGTGTTACTTCTATTACATATTCAGCAAACCACCCACTGAAAAATTCGGGTGTTATATTAGATGAGGGGAATGATGTTGGAGTACCCACCACATTAAACTCATTCTGTCCAAGGGTTGAACCATTATTGATGATATACTTATACAAGTCATTTAGTATTTGTAGACAATCACTTATAACATCCCTCCTATTGGTTATGTCCTTATTCAACGCATCTAAACAATATACCCTTATTCTAAATTGTTGTACCCAGTTATTCATTGTGTGTGATAGTGGTTCAACAAATAGAATGGGAAAGTTTTGATTCTCCGTTACATAAGTATTTAATGTAGGGCGAAACCCCTCACCAAATGATTTTATTTGAAGGTGATTGTTTGCAAAGTCATTGATAAAATCAATCAATTGGTTGTATGATTTTTGATTAGCCATTTTAATATAGATATTTAATTTATAATCTGTTTATATTGTAAAGAAAGAAAATGATGGGGCTGAATTACCACTCCTCTTTTTTAAATGTAGTACCCCATATCTTAAAGCATCACATCCATCATCATATAACTTTACAGGTTCATCCATTATCTTATCCCCATTTGTTCTCCATTTATAGTTATTGATTTCTTTCCACAGGTTAATGGATTGGTTGTGTATATGTAATTCACTACTCTTAACTGAATCAATACCCTCCTTTACATTCTTATCAGCATTCATTGCATTATACCCAGCTCTACGTATTTCTTGTATTATTTCAGGACGAGCATAATCACATACAATGGGGATTGTCTTGGATATTTTTAGTACATTCATTTCATTAACCAAGTCTGTTGCGGTTAAATGACTTTTATATAATAATTCCTCAGCATATATTTTATTATCCAACCTACCCACCTTTATTAGAGCTGTGGGGTGATTATACCCAAAGTCTAATCCCATACATTCATTATCATATTTATCGGGTAATATATTGGTTAATTGTTGGTGGGTATATATTGCTGATTTGGGTATTGCTGTTTCCCCCAGTGCATATATCTTATAATAGTTTTCATCAACCTTTATCAAGTCCTCAATTTCCCTTATAAGAGACTTTTCCAAGAATGGGTTATCTTTATAGGTTGAATGGATTTTAATTGATTGTGGGTTAGAATATAAGTCATATATCCAGTGATACATATCACTTGGGTTGAAGTCTAAAAAGAGTTTATCACTCGTTCTAAAATTTAATTGTTGGAACTCATCAAAGTTTATTTCATTGGCTTCGTTCATCCATAGTATGTCCCTCCTTCTACCCCTAATCTTTTGTTCATCATCAACACTAAAAAACTCTAACATTGTAGCATTGGGGAATGTATAAATATTCTCAGTCTTATTGTGATTTTTTTCACTATAGACATTCATCTCTTTCATAATAGATATTACATCCCTCATTACTGATGCTCTTAATGATGGTAGGGTTTTTCTAACTATTGATACAATCTTATTCGGGTTAGTTAAACAATACACAATCAATAGTTGGGATAGTGAATATGTCTTACTACTTCTTGTTCCCCCTACATTGATTATAAATCTTGTATCCCCAGTTAGATTGTCATAGTTGCGTTGGAATACATTGGTGACTTTTAAATCCATTATTTATCCTTGGGATTAACTACGCTTATATTTATCATTGGGGTTGTATTGATGGTTTCCCCATTTGAAGTTATATCAGTTGTTTCACCCCATCCTCTATGTTTACCACGGGTTCTTAAATAAAATAGAATGAGTTTATCATTACCATTTCTAATACCCTCCACCATCTTGGTTTCAACAAAATCAATTTGTTCTTCAAGTATATCATCAATGGCTTTTTTAAAGTCCTCATCCTTTCTATAGTGGGTGTTAAAGTTTTGTCTGGTTGTCCCCACTCTATCACAAGCACATTTGATTATACCCATACATTCAGCAAATGCGTCTATTAATTTATTCTTGGTGTCTTTATTCTTCATTTTAAGTAAAATTTTGAAAATTTAATTACAAGGGAAATTATCACAGGGGTGTGTAAAATACCTTAAATCGTTTATGGTTATGTTATGATTGGGTTTTGGGTTGAAGGATACTATCTCGTGTATATTACCCCCATTCTTTAATACCAACCATACTTGTCTATCATCATATGTATAATTTATTAATTGTGTTTGTGCGTTATGTATTACCCTACCCATTTTTACTGGTTCTACTATGGGTTCAGGACAACAATTATTTTCATTGAAGTAATTCTCTACATATTGTTGTATTTCTTCTATGGTGAGGATATTTTCATTATACCCTATTTCAAGGAAATTGTTATCATCATCCAGGGTATAGAATTTGTTTGATTCTACATCTAATATAATTCTAACATTTCTTTGTCCATTCTTGGTGATGGCGTTTGCTACTGTTAAAAACCTTGGGTTATTTGGATTATACATCATAATTTTTTCTTATAAATATAAAAAAAATGGAGATGTTATAAAAACACCTCCAAGTTAGACTAAAAATACCTCCTCTTTTTAAATCCCTTTGATTAAAACATTTAATGATGATACAGTTATATTTGTTGTAGCTGATTTATTTTTTACTCTAATATCTACAATATCTCCATTTGATAATTCAACAATTGCCATACCAGGTAATGATGAGGTTTTTCCTCCACTTGTTGTTATTACTTTAGTTGTTGAACCAGGTATAATTGTATTATTTTTGAATGCTGCAATATCTATTTCATTGTTATTACCTGCTGATACTTCTATATGTCCTGTAATCATAAAATACCTTGTATCCCCACTATATTCGATTTTACCAGTACTTGTGTTAAGATGTATTCCATTGTTTAACTGAGATTGATATTGTAATGTAGGGGCAACATTTGAACTAAAATTGAAAAAAGTATTTGCTGAACTTATTGTTGTTGCTGAGGTATTACCTTCAATATAAAATGATAAGGTTGGTGGTTGATATTCTAATGCTAAAAAATTATTGTCATCATCCAAGGTATAGAATGTGTTTGCATCTAAGTCGAGGATAAGTCTAATATTCTTTGTACCCTTATTTGTCATCACTTGGGCTACAGTTAAATATCTGTCTAAATTTGGGTTGTATGTCATATTTTTATATTGTTATTTCAAATATTGCTAATGGTAAATTACCAAAATTATCTGCTTGAGTACCATATGGATTTGGAAGTGTATTGGATGCTTTTGATTTCCCTGATATAAATACATTCGTACCCATTGTTGGTGCAACACCTAAAGCGTTTTCAGGTAATGTAAAACTTCTCCATCCTAAAATTATATCTTGTGTTGTTGCCCAAGCATAAATACCTGGTTGAAGTGTTATATTTGTTGGGAATGTGTATAATCCTGTTGCTGTCACTTGGAATACTTGACGAAATAATCTATTTGTTACAACCCCACTTATTACATCATATATTGCAAATTCACAATTGGTTGGGTTTGTTGATATACCCGTACATTCTAATCTACTATTTAAAATCGTTACTTCTCTATTAACCATAAATGGAACTGCTAAAGCACCACCTGAACCAAAGTTTGTTGTACCCACATTCCTTGATGGAGATTGAAATGATGTCCATACTGATTCTTGATAGAATGCTGTTTGAGTTGTGTCTATACCTGTTAAATTACTACCATCACCATATAATGTTCCTCCACTTATTGTAGTGGCTGAGATAATACCTGTTACAGTTAAACCTGTTAATGTATCAAAATTAACACTGAATGTGCCACCAGTCGTATTTGTATAGGTAAATGTATTATTATTATAAGTACCACCCGATACAAATACATCAGGATTGGTTTGTGAATAAGCAATAGGTATAAAATTCCCATCATCATCCAATGTGTAAAAGATATTTGTATCAATATCTAATACAACTCTTACATCTTTTTGTCCGTTCTTGGTTTTGACTGTTGCTACAGTTAAAAACCTATCTGTTAATGGGTTATATGTTGGCATTGTTGTTATTGTTTAATCATTAATATACCTGCTACATCTAATGGAGATGCACCAGTTCCATCTGTTTGATATAAATATCCTACTGTCAATCCTGATGCTGCTGTATCATCAGCATATGCTGGTAGGTTTTTCAAAAAATATCCATCAGCATCAACCTTTAATTCGTGGTTAATACCCCCAGCAATATCATTATATACTAATTGAACTTTATCAAATTGAACCTGTACGAAGTTTTCATAATCACCACTTTGAACTGTTTGAACTGCTCTAAAACCATTAGTAAGTCCTAATTCAACATCGATTATATTTATACTATCTTCATATTTCATATTACAACTATCCCCATCAACATAAATTTGTTGTATTTGTGAGCCGCTTAAGTTATTTTCAATACCAACTTTAGTTTGTGAAATAGTAACTTGATTTATTTGATTTCCACTACCAGAAGTATTTTGTAAAAGTATATTTTTAGAGTCTTGTGAAATTAATGTGTCTTCATCACTAGTAGTATCCTGAGCGACATGCTCAATTTTTGCTGTTTGAACATAGATAGAATTTACTAAAGCAATAGCATCGGTACAATATAGTCCAGCTTGTGTATCAACTGCAGTCAATTCAGTTAGTCCATCAGGTGAAATAATTGCTACACCACCCGTTGAATTACCTTGTGTTAAGACTTGTTCTAATGTTATTGTTCCTGCACCACCAATGATGTTAAAGTTCCCATCATCGTCTAATGAATAAAAATCATTTGTTGGAATATCTAAGATAATTCTAATATCTTTTTGTCCGTTATTTGTTCTTGATTGTGCGACAGTCAAAAAACGACTATCAGTTGGATTGTATTGTACTGGCATCTTATTTTAATTTTAATTGTATATTCTTATTACTAAATTTCCTTCAAATTGTCCGTTAGTTAAAACTGCTGAGGTATCAGTTGTTACTACATAAAGATTATCAGCATCAGTCCATCCTATTGTTGTAAATCCTTGATTAGTTTGTGAGTTGAAATAAGGTATTACTTTATTTTTATCAGGAAATGCACCAGTTGCTGTAATTGTATATGAACCTAATGATGAATAACCATAAGTGAAAACAAAACCTGTATCATTTTTATCTACTACTGCTGTTGGAGCTGTAGCACCACTTTGACTAACAAATGCAACATATTCAGTGTAGTCAATTGATATTGTCTGTTGAGTCCATACAGCGGCACCTGTCGTATTATCACTACACACATAAATTCTACCATTATCCCAAGTCCAACGACTTCCAACTTGATAACCTTTTGTATCATCATCATCTATTGTAGGTGCATTTGAAAAGTTAAATAAAGATTGTCTAATAGTGTTACCCGAACTACCCATAACGTATAAAACACCACCTTCCCACTTTAATTCATATCCAAGTCCACATATTTGAGCAATCCCCTTATTACCACCAAGTCCAGCATCAATAGTTCCCTCTTGTAGTCGTGAATTATTATCAAAAATTAATCCAAAGAATTCATCGAATATGATAGGGTTAGGGCCAGTTACATTTCCAATATCTAATACATCAGCTAAAGTTTGTGTTCCTCCACCACCTCCTATGATGTTAAAGTTACCATCATCATCTAACGAATAAAAATCGTTTGTGGGTAAGTCTAAAATTATTCTAATATCTTTCTGTCCATTGTTTGTTCTGGATTGAGCCACAGTCAAAAAACGACTATCTGTAGGGTTATATTGTAAAGGCATCTGTTTTTATTATAGATAAGATTTTTATTGATTGTTAATTATTGGTTAGGATTGTTATACGATATGATAAGAAAAATTACTTCTCCAACTTATGTTTGTTGCCGCTTCACCTGTAACTTGTATAATTATATCTGTACCCGATATAACTATGTCTGATGTTGCTGTTGTAAAATCTGTTTTCTCACTCTTATCAGTTGTTGAAAGTTGTGTAATTACACCTCCAATATTTTTGAATGCAGCAAATAGTCTTGCACCATATCCTAAATTAACACCACTACCTACAGCAGTAATATTTGCATTTATAGTAATCACTGAATCAAATACCCCACTAAAATCTATTATAGCTATTGTTGTTGGGGTAGCTCCAGTTGTATTACCTAAACTTAAATCATATTGCAATCTATTATTTGTTCTAGCAAAATTAATTGTTCCAGTTCCAATAGAAGGAACATTAACTTCTATTTGTAGGTTACCACCACCATTTATTGTAACATCATTAGGAGTTATGTTAATCTCAGATGTAGTAGTAAAATCTGTTGATGTAAGAGTAACTCCAAAGAAACTACTATCAGTTATATTAATATTATTATCATAATTAGTACCATCAGTAGCTTGTAAATTTAATAAATTATTACAAGGAAAAACATTCTCAACATAAAAATCTGTTACACAACTACCTGTACCAGCTCCTGTCACCAATACATCAGTACCTGTATTTCCACTTATGTCTTCCCAACCAATATACATAATTCTATCTTGCATATTCCAATAGATTTCACCAGGGTAAATATCTGTATCAACCCAAGTTCCATCTGTATGTTGAGTGCTACCCGTTTTAACTGTTGGGGTTGCTCCACTTATTTGACTACGTTTAAGTAGTGTTCTACTATTTTGTACTATTAAAGACATATTATTGTTGTAAATAAGAGTTTATTGTTTGAAGATATTCATCTTTTCTTTGTTGGGTGAATAATCTTGCATCCACTTGTATGTTTTCCATTAAAGCTTTAACACCCTTTATATTACCCAATCTTGCTAATCTTTCAATATCACTAAATTCATATAATAAACTCAATGATTCATTGTCTGTGATTGGAGGATTGAAGTATCTATTTTCTAATAAAAATTTATCAATTAGAGATACACCAAATTGTTTATCACCCTCCAACCTTTCAGCTGGTGTTGCTTCGGGTATTTGTTCAGGTGATACTTCATAATTATAACCACTACCCAAATTAGCTAATATCCAAGCTTCACAATCTTGAGCTGAGTTAAAATTTTTGTAAGTGCTCCAATAATCTTTATAAATTCTATACGTTGTCATTTTATTATATTTTTATTTTTATGTTACTTTAAACCATAATGCGGGTAATGCTGCTGTACCTGTTGAAGTTGCACCAGCTGGGAATGTTGTTGGTAATGTTGTTGAATAAGTTTGTGATACTGTATAACCTTGTGGTAGAAAGTTTGCCCCAGCTCCAAAATCTAAAGTACCTATACCTGTATTATACATATTTTGTCTACCAACACCAACCATTGTACCACTTGCACTATTAAGAATTGATGCAACAACGTATGTTCCAGCACTCAATGTCAAACTTACCGCTTCAGTTTGTATTCCAGCAGTTGCAAATGTAAATTCAGTTGAATTAAATAATTTAGTATTTGGATATCCTGATGATGTTAGATTATAAATTGCATATGTAATTCTTGCTGAAGCATTTGTCGCAGTTGCTCTACAATAGATTGTATCAATAGTTACATCCTTTTCAATTGTAATATAATATCCTCTCATTGTATTAGGCCCGTGTCCTGATGATGTTGAACCAGGATATATATGAGTTTGAAGAAAACCTTGCACAGTTCCACTTGAATAACGTGCAGTTGCAAATCCTTGATAAGTTGTTGCAGATATTACTGATGATGATATTGTTCCTGTTGATGTTAAACCAGTAACACTATTTATTGTAGCGGTTAGATTACCTCCACCATTATTTTGGTTAATCGTAAATGTATTATTATTATACGAAAAACCTGTTGTAAATGTATCAGCACTTACAAATCCTGTCACATTGAATGTTCCACCAGTGTTGTTGGTGAATGTTGCCGTACCTGCTGAATATGTCCCACCTGTTACAAATACATCAGTACCACTACCACCAGTTACAGGTTGAGGATAAATCAATTCAACACCCAAATTGTTGGATGCGTCTTGATAACCTAACCATAATTTTTTATCTTCTTGATTCCAAAAAAATTCACCAGGGTTAATTTGATTAACTGGTGTATTTTTAAAATTGAATGATGATGAATTAGATACATAAGGTACTAATCCAGCCAATGAACTACTTCTAATTAAATATCGTAAATCTTGGATTATCATTTTTTAGTTTTTGTTCCTCTTTTATTTTTACACCCACAATCAGTTGTCGTTTGAGTTGTTACTTCTTCGTACAATGGCATAGATTCTTCGTCTGTGACACTTTCTTCTTGGATTGGAGTTATTACCTCATCCAAGTCAAAAAGGTGTGTGTAACCCTTTTTTATCAATAACTCAGCCATCATATCATTAATGTTCCAAAGATTAACAGATATTGCTGATGTATGGTTGGATGGTTTAAACGTAATCGTTTTATTTTTATATTCTTGTTTAAGATTGTATTTCATTTTTTACTTCTTCGTATATAGCTTTACATTGTTTATATACTCTTGCTACGCATGGTGAACAGTGCTTGGAGTATTCAGCACGTTTAGGGTTAAAATAGTTATGTAGATTGAATAATAAAGTTAATTCTTGTGAAGTCGCCTTTGTTCTTCCATCTAACGCACTCAATAAAAAACCCAATTCTTTTATTTTTTCTACCCTTTCTTCTGCAAAATTTACTGATTTCATAATTATAAATATATTTTAGAGTTTAGTGTTTTTGATTTTTTTCTTTATACTCTGTAAGGAGTAATGGATTGATACGTGACTAACCCCTATGTCCCCAGCTATTTCTCTCATTGATTGTTTTTGGATAAAATATTTATCGTATAAAATCTTTTCGTGTAGTGGTAAGTTTAAATACCCTATCTTTATCTTGTTCAATTTGTTGTTATAATCCAACTCCTTTTGATATACCTCCTCATAATCAACATCTTGGTTCAATATAACGAAGTCCTCATTCAATAAGTCATTGTAGTTCTCCTTGATATTGATGTAATTTTTATATTCTGTTCCATTCCAATTGCGTTGGTTGTAAATGTATGATACACAAAAGAATTGGAGTTCATCTCTTTCAATAATACCCTTGAGTTTTTCTTGGTTTTCATAAATATGTTGATATAAGTTGGATACCATTACATCAAAATGTTCCCTTTCTTGGTATGAACAAAATTTATAAAAATACTCTTTTAGTCTTTTATAGTTTTTCGTAAAATATTCATCAATTTTTTCTTTCATTTTTGGGTTATGTTTTTGAATATATGTGCTATTACATCTATTGTCCATCCATTCCCCAACATTGAATATCTATGGATGTCACTTATCCCACAATTTGTATAATTTACAGGCACATTCTGTAACCTTTCACATTCATTTGGGGTTAGTTTTCTTATTCTACCACGCTGTAATAACCTAATTGAGTTATGATGGGGTAGAGTTAATGTTGGACATTTCCTATCTAACTTTACTTTTTTGTTATATACGTCAATACAGGAAATCTTTGGAGCATTATCTATACTTACTTTTTTGAGTAATAAGTCGGTATTGTTCTTCCTCAACCAATATTTATCATCAAATTCTTTATCTAATACATCCTCAATAAATATATTCTTGTTTTCAGGTTGAATAATGTTGGGAATGTTAGTCCAATATAACCTTTTTCTGTTTTGAGCTGATACCAAATTGCTATTTATCTTTATAGGTTCAACACCCAACTCCTTTGATATTATATCCCTCCATTCTTTTTTCATCACAACATTCTCCAACAAAAAATATTTGGGTTTAACTTCGTGTAAAATTCTTATAAATTCCCAAAATAAACCACTTTTTCCATCAAACCCTGTTCCATCTCCAAGTGTTGAAAAAGATTGACAAGGACTCCCCGCAATTAACAATTCAATTGATGGTAAATCACATCCTTTAACATTCTTTACATCACCTAATTGAATTGTATTGGGGTAGTTGTGTTGTGTTACTTTGATTGAATTTACATCTATCTCAGCAGCATAATAGTTATCATATTCAATATATGCTCTATTTAAGGCTAATTGTCCTCCGCTCATCCCATCAAATAAACTCAGTACATTCATTTTAATAATTTTCTATATTCTTCGTAGTTATTTATTCTTGCCTCAGCAATGTTGAAGTAATCATCATCCATTTCCATTCCTATAAATTTAAAACCCTCCAATAATGCTGCAATACCTGTTGAACCTGAACCCATATATGCGTCCAAAACAACACCATTTGGGGGTGTTACCATTCTAACCAAATATGTTAATAGATTGATTGGTTTAACTGTGGGGTGGTTGTTTTTTTGTGGATTGCGTTTTTGATATTTAATACTATCTTCACTCCAATTTTTTATAGTATCAGTTTCATATAATCTAAATCGTTCTTTTTCCTCAAATCCATCCAACCCCATATTACGCTCCTTTTTGCTAACCTTGGCTTGATAGAAGAAGCGTGATGTTCCACCACTCTGCTCATCCATAATATAACAAGGACATTCTGGATTGGTGTGAATATCATCATCACAAGTGCATTCAAGTATTACATTGGTGGGAAACCTACCTTCATCATTAAAAACCATTATTTTTTCTTTATGTCCTGTTGATGGTTTTGTTTCACCATCATAACTATCATACATAACCCCACTTTGTTTGTCTTTTAAATTGTAGTTATAATTAACAATATTTTTTGTTTTATCATTTTCTACATAACCAATTCTACATCCATCAATATTAATACCACCAGTTCCAAATTCTAATACATTCTTTGCGATTGTATTTTCCCAAATAGGTTTTCTTGCTAATACAATTGGTTCATTTGCTGGTTTAAGTCCTGTTCCCCAACCTTCGTATTGTGTTTGTCCTTTTGTGTATTTGGTATTTCTTTGTATATTTTCACCAACTACAAAATGTCCAGCTGTTTTTCTTGGCTTAGAACCATCTGGAAAAATTATTTCTTTTTCTTCTCTTTCATTACCTTGTAATTTATCTATTTCTTTCCCCACATTCAACGATTTAGGAAAACCTGAACCATATATCCATTGGATACAATCTCTTATCTCGAAACCAGCATCTTCGATATTCACAACCATTCTGTGATAAGTTCTTGTTCCTCCAAAACATAAGATATGTCCCCCTGGTTTTAATACCCTATATACCTCAGTCCAAAACTCAACTGATGGTACATCATAATCCCACTTCTTATTCATAAATGATAAGCCATATGGGGCATCAGTTACAACACTATCAACCGAGTTGAATTCAAGTGTTTTTAATAATTCTAAATTGTTACCTTTTAATAATTTTTTTTCCATAATTTTATTGATTGTAATTGTAGTTATCAAGTTTATCTTGTAGTGTGCGAATTTTATACATTACATTACTTTCTTTGTATAATAATTCTATTTTTTCCTTCTTAATTCTTTCATTCTCCTCAACATAAGATTTTATAAAATTGTGTAATATGTAGGACATTGTCATTGAATTTTCTTCACACGCATCTTGGAATTGTTTTTTTAATTTTTTTTCAATTTTCATTAATATATGTTGCGATTTTACGATTTTCTTCATTTATCTACTTTTAAAAAATTTATCTCATATTTTTCATTTATGTCGGTTATAACCTCATCACAATAATCATTTAACATTTGTACTACAACTTGTTTATCATCATAGTTGAAGTTTCTACAAGTAAAATCTTTTATCATTTCAATGGTGTTACTAATCAACCTACATTCTTCGTACATTTCCTTTTGAATAAAATAATTTAGATAAATGTATTGAATCCACACCTCACGAATAAAATCCTCCACAATGTCCTTATTTGACTTATTGTGGAGGTAAACATCGTTAAAATAAAAGGTATCTAATTCGCTTAATAATTCTTCGAATTGAAGTAGGATAAAATGACTTTTATATGTAATATTTTTTTTGGTTAATGATTCTAAAAGGAACTCATCCCCATCAAGTTTGTTTTTAATCTTTTTCCATTTGTTGTTCATATTCTAATTTTATTATAAATATATTGAATTTTGGGAAAAGTCATATTTTGATAAAAATATTTTATATCTCCTGCGGAGGTTGAAGAACATATTATCTAAATAAGTTCCATCCTCATCTCCTAAAAAATTATGATAATTTTTCAACCATCTTCCACTCTTATCTTTTTCTTTTAAGAAGTTATAGAGTTCATCATAATTCTTAAATTCCCTTGAATTACAATAGATAGTTTCAGTTAACACATTAATTCTTAATGATAAGGGTTTATATCCATTCTGTCCGTGTGAGTATGGAGGACAATAATGAGTTTCAGTTGAATATACTTGATTGTTAATTAATATTTTTGTTGTCATAAGTATTTGAATAAAGTTTATCCCTATCGGGGGTTGAAGGTATTATATTTCAATATTGCTAAAAACACTATTTTTAGGTTTTTGTATAATTGGTTCCATTTTGAATGTTTTATTCCCACTCAAATATGAATCTAATTCATCTTCTTCAACCAAATTTTCTATATTATTATTAATTTGTTCTTCTTCTTTATTATTATTTTTTGTTTTTATTATTTGTTCTTGTTCTTTGTTATTATTTAAGTCCCATTTTGGCACTTCTGTAGTATGTATTTGGGACTTCTGTAGTACCATTTTAGGACTTCTGTGGTATTCATTTGGGACTTCTGTAGTATCTATTTGGGACTTCTGTAGTCCTAATAATTCTTCTAATTTTTTATAGGTATCCTCATCAAAATTGAAGTATGATTTATTACCCTCACCATTCCAGCTTTTAACTAAACCCATTTCAACTAAAATCTTTTTAGATTTCATAAAAACCTTTTTGTTCATTTTGATTTCTTTTTCAGCTGATTGTGCGGTATAATAAAAAACTTTATTGAATAATTCTTGTTTATCTATTAATAGACATAACAACATACCTACTTCAACTCCAAGCTCTTGGATTATTTTATAATTTATTGGTAAAAAACCTGTGTTCATTATTAACTTTTTAGAATTTTTCATATATTTATTACTGATTTATTTGCTGATTTATTCCGTATGGACATCCCCTATTGACGTAGGGGATTTTTTATTGTTCCTCCAATCTTTTTTTTCTTTTTTCTATTAATGATTTTATCCATTTAGTTTGTGCATTAGGGTATTTATGATAAAATACATCCAACATTTCTTCAAGAGAATAAATAGTGTATTGATAACCTTTATAATTAAAAGTCCAACTACCATCATTATTTATATTTTTATTTTTATGTGCATAAACATAGGAAAATGATATACCTATATATTTTATTAATTCTGTAATTGTTGGAGCATACCCAATAATTTCATCCCCTGATACTAATGCGAATTTTAAATTTTTTACTACTTTTTTCATAACCATAATTTTTATTTGTTTATTTATTAATAAATATATAATAGGATAATAAAAAGTATAGTTATTAATATATTTTAACAAAACATTAACTATATAAAAACGAAACCCCACACTTTGATTGCTCAGGGAGTGTAGGGAATTAAAAAAAAATTATGGAAAAAAGAATTTACATTAAATAACTCGAAGGTTGTTGAAGAATACCTATAATACCATTATCCACAATGTATTTTATCTCTTTTTCAATCCAAGTAACGATTGCTTCTTCGTTGTTATCATTTATACCACCAGCTAATAATCTTGCCATATGGAGCAATTCGTGGTTCAATGTGGCTATATCCTCATATGTACCTTTTAATCTCTTCCTATTGATAAATACATAGGGTTTAAATAATAAAGATAAGTTCTTATCCATTGGATGGTAGTTAGCCATACCAGCAATATAAGCATCATCCTTACTTTCAACATAAGCCTCAGCTTCCATTCTCGTTAATCCGTGTAGTTCATCAGTCATAAAATAGTCGAATAATTCTACACTACTATTACCTATCAAAAGCACATATGATTTTCTATTTATCTTCTCCATTTTTTTCAGTATTAAATTCTTTAAGATTATTTTTAATTTTTTTTCCAAAATTTATCATATCCATAATATACTTCATCAACCCCTTTCCAAACATAACCTTCCAATTCTCATCAATGGATTTAACCTCAGCATAAATTAACCCCAAACTAATCACTTTAGTTGAAAGATTTTGTATTGGGAATACATATTTAACAAATTCATTCAATAAGAATGTATCCAACATAAAGAATAATAATATAAGAGAAGTATAACCTATCAACTTGGGCAAAAACCCCCTTATAAAACCTCTACTTGTCCATCTAACTTTAATACCTTCTTTACGTTGTTTATTTACCCTGCAGTAAGCAGTAAGTATATCAAGGAATACAAACCCTAACACAACCAATAATATTCCAGCAGCGGGTGCAAAGAATGTTAATAGGGATAACCCTACACTCAATAAAAATTCATTTAATGTCTGTTTCATTGTTTTTTTGTTTTTAATAAAATAATAAACCTGATGTAAAAGCATTACGATTAACAGGTGGGATTATGTCATTATTGTTTACAGTAAATTGTGGGTACAATGACGAGTACTGACATAAATATCGCTGTAATCTATTTTCGTAAAATTCTGCTCTATTTTCAGCATTAACTATTAAAAATCTTAATTCATTACCAGGACTTGGAGAAGAAAAATCATCACTCTGTGATTGTGGCCCCTTATTCTTTATTTGGAACGCAAGAAAGGGTAAAGCCATTGCTAATGTACGATATGCTACAGCTGGCTTAATATATTCTTGAACCAATGTAACCTCATCATTATTTAATGTCTGTGCTGAGAATTGTAGTTGAAGATAATCATAAAAATTATTCCCAAGTATTTCTTGGAGATATAATTCTTGAGCTGATTGGATATTTGGTTTAATATCCTTTGTATCTAGATTTCTACTGATTGGTAGGTTGTCACGTAGATATTGTTCTGTTACGAATAAAACGTTTAGCATAGTGTTATTTTAGATTAAAATGTTAGTTTCGTTTAATGTGAATGTTGCTTTAACTCCATTCGTCTTATAGAAGAAGTTAATAACATCATTCAATGTCTTTTGGTTGGGTTTAACAAATGTATTTTGAAAGATTCTATAAGCAATTTCCAACTCAGCACCAGCACCCAAATTACCAGGAACTGCAATACCCATTATGATTGGATTAATTGTATGAGAAAAAGCAATGTTTTTAATGATTGTTTCATTTGTTACAGCAAAATCATCACCCAATTCATTACCTGGTAGTACATCTATTTCAGGTAATAAGTCCCTTCCATTACTAAAGAATGTTAAAACTTTACCAGCATTCTTAGCTCCTGTAAAACTTCTTCTTAAATTTTGAATGAATTGTTGTTCCTCCTCCTTATTTGCAAGTTTTTCAGGGAATTTTAACACCACTGAGGGGTTAATACTATTCTCCATATTAGACTTGTGGTAATATGATATTTGTCCATCAAGAGCCATCCAATTCGCAGCATTAGCATACGTTGGTTGAGTATAATATTCTAAACCAGGACTAAATCCCTGCCATACATATAATTGTTCTTTTTCACTTTTATCAAAAGAATCAAAAGCTGGTATGTAAATATAATCATTTTGTCTTGCATTTAATGCTGCAGTCCAATCTATATTATACGCATACTTCTTTACTTTACCATCAACCTTCTTTGTACTACGAACATTTGCTGGTTCAACCCTTTCTAATTTAATGATTTTTGTATGTTCAGTATTCCAAGTCACCCTAATACAAATTCTATTATGTATAAGTAAGTCCATAGTCAATTTATTAATGGTGTTTTCATCAAACATATATTCCATCTGTTTAATCATTATCAAATCAGCCTCAGTTGCACCAAACATAGGTGTTACCTCATAACCCCCACCAATTAAATTAAGTCTTTTAAAATCCACAATTGATGCGTGGAAGGGTGAAGAATAATATAAATTATTTAATATATTTGGATATTGATTGTCTTCTCCAAAATATATGTAATTGCTATTTAATAATTCAGTAACAGCGGGGATGTTATAGTCATAATTCAACCCACTACCATTTCTTGACACACCAACACCTTGTCTTGATACACTATAAAATTTTTCGTGGTTATATGTATTACCCATAGGTAAAGTGATTATATCCACCTTATCTTTTTTTCTACCAAATTCAAATCCAAATATTTTCATATAATTATTTTTTTATTTTTATCTATATACCAATGGTATAGTTAAGTCCTCTCCATCAACAATAACCTTCCCCTGCTCAATTATATTACCAGTGGTGGCACTTATACTCAATGTAACACCTGTACCTTCGTATATCGAATAATCCCACATACCAGGAGGGTTTAAATTAATGGTTGAAGCAGTTAAATTTACAAATGTTGTTCCAGTTTCAATTATATCAAATTCATTATATCTACTCTTGTATATCGAAGTATCAGCTCCAACAAAATTAACCACATTGTTAAAGTCAGTTGTTGATGTAAAACTGAATAAATAAATGGGGTTTAACAATGTACTCTTCTCAGTCAATGTCAATATAACCTTATTGGTACTATTTTTATCAATATTTATCATCTTTAATTTTTATAGTAATAAATATCATATTCCCCCTCTGTTAATTAAAAAAAAACTTTAACATAACTTTAACTATTAAACTATAGACAATGTCAAAATAAAATACCTCTACAGATATTTATTTGTATAAACAATAAATATGGGAGCAGGTAAATTTAAGAACGATTTAGCAATCGGGCAAGATGTTGAAATAATAGTCTTAGACTATTTAAAGGATAATGGATGTGAAATCATCGAAATGAATAACAATAATAAATTTGATTTTAAAATAAAAACCCCAAACAATGAGATACTCACATATGAAATCAAAAGTGATTACCAAATTACTCCAACAAATGACACTGGTAATATTTATATTGAATATCAAAGTCGTGGAAAGGATTCAGGTATTAGAACCTCTAATTCAAATTGGTATTGTTATTACTTCGTACATTTAAAGCAGGGTTGGTTCATCAAAACCAACGAATTGAAAGAATTATTAGCTGAGGATTATTTTAGGAGTGGGTGTGCTATTGATAATGATGGTAGTAAATCATATGGATATTTAATTCCAAGATTATTACCCGAATATAGAAAAAAATTTATTGTAAAAAAGTTTTAAAAAATCTATACTTTTACAAAATTCGTGATATTTATTATTGTATTGTTTATTGTTTTATATATGAACTCTGTCTTGCTCCCATTAGACAGGGTTTTTTTTATACGAAAAACCCCCGAACTATCTTGTAGTTGGGGGTTTTACTACCTTGGGAAGGTATTATATCACTATAGCGAATTAGATTATAGATAATACAGCCGCTTCAGTTACCTCATACTGAGGTTCAGCTGATTCACTTGTGAATGTTAGGGTGTAACCATTCAAGTCAGCCTTAGCCGTACCTGAACCTCCACCACCACCAGTTAAATTCACTTTATCTTCGGTAAAACCAAATCCCCAATACAATCCATTACTATCCTTAACAATTATAGTCAAGTCAGGTTGTCCTGATGCGATAAGTAATAGTGCTTGTCTTTTTACTGCTTCACGTCTTGCTAACTGAAGTGTTAAAGTTTGTGAATAAAATGTTGAACCATTAACTAAATCAATCGTAGGGACTTCTTCATAGTTAGATGTATTTCTATTAAATTCAAACTCAACAAATGTAGTTGATGAAGACATTGTAACGGCAGTAATGATACCAGCACTTTCTGTAAAACCAGTAACAAAATCAGCAGGAGCGATGTAAAACTTTACAATACCACCCGCATTGTTATCACAGCTTTTTAATATACTTGTTAAACTATTACAAACAGCCATTTTATATTTATATTTTTTTTTTGTTTATTTTTTGATGATAGGGGGGTGATTCACCCCCCTTTAAGTCCAATTATATTTAGAATGTGTAGTAAACGATTTCGTCACCGATAAGGTAATCAACACCAAATTTAAATCTACCTGCGATTCTTAATGTATCTACAGCAGCAACATTCCACTGAGGAACAACTGTCACTGATTCATAATCATCTAACAAGTCAGTCAATAATAAGAAGTTAGTTTTAACACCAGCAACCATTGTGTTATTAGGTAAACCAGGACTCCATACTAAAGGTATTCCTAAGAAGTTAGGTTCTTTAGCACCAACGTAGTAAGCCTCATTTGATGCAGCGGCAATTGCTTGTTGGTATAATTTGTAGATTGATGTTGAAACATAGATAACCAAGTCAGCATTACCGATGATTGTCTGTGGGATTAAATTATAAATCTTAGTAATTTCAGCAATTACGTTGTTTAATGTGATTGCAGTTGTACCAGTTACATCAATAACTGTAGTATCAGCACTCAATTTTCTTTGTAAACCATCACAAATGTTTTGTGGGTATGTTGAACCAGTTGCATCACCTTGCCATACAGCTAATTCCAAATCATTCTGTACTTTTTTCTTAACTTGTTCCAACATATAGTTAGTGAACAATTCAGGAGCAACCTCACCTGTGTTAGAACCAGCTCTCAAGTATTCACCCAAGAAGTTAGCTTCAAAAGTAGTAACACAAAGTTCTAATTGAAATTCTTTATCACAAACCTCAAAAGATTTTTGAGATAATGTTCCTTCCCCAGCAGGGCTCCAAGAACAACCAGCGTCTTTGATTAAGTTACCAGCATCATATTGAGGTAATTTAACTTTTGACTTTACACCAGGTATTGTTCTAAATGTTCTAATTGTTGTACCATCTAAAAGTGCTTCACTGAAAAAATCAACTGCATCTCTACCAGCATAAGTTGTGTTGTCAGTTATAGCAAACTTAAAATTTTTACCTAAACTTTTCATATTTTTGTTATTTTTTTTTTTAGTTTTTTATTTCTATACAAATATATAGATATTGTGTTTATTTGTTAAGTCTTAGACTTGAGTTGCTCTAATTCTTGACAATCTAAATTTTAAATTATCAACCCTTGAAAACTCTTCCATTTCTTCTTCATCCATTGGTTTAGGCATATTACCCTCCAACATATCAACTCTTGCTTGTAGTTCACCGATGATTCTTCTCATCTCCTCAAAGATAGGATTAACAACAGCCATTACTTCTTCTGGGGTTACTTGGTATTGAGCTACCTCCATATTTTCTTCTGTTTCACTTGTAGCTGCAGTTCTTACTTCGTTGATATAACCCTCAGC